TGATACGTCTCCGCAGGCGGCAGCACCGTGAACCCGAACAGGGCCAGCGCGGAGTTTCTGAGGAACGATCGGCGGTTCATGCGACCGTGACTCGTCCATAATTGCCAGCCTCGATGTCGAACCACAGCCACCCGAATCGCACTCCACAGCGTTTTCCGGTTGCCGGATTAACGACCCAGTTGTGCCACGGCCTTGCGGTGAATCCGTGTTTCTTGAATACGAAGGTCTTCATAATTCAATCCTCGCAATGAACGGCCCGTCTGGAAAGAAGGATTTCAGCACCTTGACGGCAGTGTGAAACTCGGCGGCTTCACCGAGCTTTTCCTGCGCAGCGGCTATGTACTGAGCATTGCCGTTTTCGGCTTTCGCTTTGGTTGATAGCTCGGCGAATTCAATCATCGCCTTCTTCGCGCAGTTCTCCAGGCAGGTGATGAGTTCCTGGGACTCCAACTTCATCCACCAGTTGTTGAGCGTATTAACCTTGGTCGGTTCGAGTTCGATGATGTTCATATCTGGAATTTCTTTCCGCATCGCTTGCAGGTCATCGGGATCATGTGCCACGGCTGGCCGTCAATCGAATCTGGATAATCGTGGAAATCCGCCATTCCCATGCCTCTGCTCTGTTCGCACACGGCCTTCGCAGACAATCGCGTGAAGGCAAGAAATCTATGGAACAATCGCCTCATGGAAGAAACGGGAGTTTGTTTGCAACGAATCCACACGCGCCGCGATGTCCACCGCCTCCGTGCTTCACTGCAATCTGCGACAAATCAACATCCATGCGGTGCTTCGCGTGATAGAGCGAGACTGTCCACGATTTACCGTTAAAATAGAAGCCCATCAACGCGTCATGCCCGGTTTCCGGAACGTCCTTGGCTGCGAACGTAAGCGAGTTGCAGCGTGCCGTTGTCAGCGCCAGGAACTTCAGCCCTTCAAACTCGATCAGGAAGCTACGCTTCATCATGCTCGCGTCAGTTCGCTCCGAATACGATTTCAGCACTTTGCCACTTTCTAGCAATTGACAGACGGTCGCTGGAACGTGTGTGCCGTCTGGATTGAGGATGTTTTGATGGCCAACGCTAATCAAAGATTCGATCTCCTCGATGGTCGCCTTCCGCGTGCTGAGCATGTCGCGCCAATCGAAGTCTGTCAGCTCGCGAGCGCGCAAGCCGTACTGGAAAATATCAGCCCGTTCATCGCGCTTGTCCCAAATGTCGTACTCGCCGGCGAGACGCACGGCCAAAGGCTCGGCGACTCGGCGTTCAACGAAATCTTCCTTGGACGGCATCGTTCGTTGGTCGCCTCCACGATTCGCAAAGTTTGGCGGTTCTCCGGCAAACCACTGCCACGCCAGCCTGCACGCGGCCACGCCGTCGATGCGATAGCCGGGGATGGCCGTTGGATGTGTGTCGATTGATGATTTGTGGTGATCGATCCAAACCAGTCCTCCGGGCTGCTGCGGAGGTTTACCGTCAACATCCGTCGTTGCGTATTTGAATCCAAACACGCGATCAACCGGCAAATCCAGCACGTAAACTTGGCCTGTAGGAATTTCCAGCGGAGCATCGGCATAATCCCATACGACAAGTTTTGCATCCGGAAGGAACTTGCGAGCGATCTCGCGACAGAAAATGCCATCATAATCTGCGGAGTGATGAATTACGGTTGTGTTCATAGCGGTGGTTGCAGGCCGGGCGGCTCTGGCGTTCCCGCGCCCGGAGGCATCGGCGGTGGCGTTGGGCCGCCGGCTTCAGGCGGCGGAGGGCCGCCCGGCGCTGCAAGTTCGGATGGCATCGGCATTCCAGCGTGCGCGGCGACGAGCTGGAACAACTGCAGGAGCTTTTGGATGTCCGAATCCTGCTTGGCGTCCTTCTGCGCGATGCCGACGACCACCTGCTTGGTCTGCTCGACATTGGCTGCCACCTGTTGGTTCAGCGTTCCGACTGCCTGGGCGAGCTTCGGGACGGCTTCAGCGCTCACCTGCGCCTGCTGGGTAAGCTGCTGGACCGCCTGAGCCAAAGGCTGCGTTGCCGCGCCGACGGTCTGCTGCATTTCCTTTTCCAGGACTTCCTTGAGCTGGGCAAGCATCCCACCCACCTGTTCCTGGGCCTTCTGGTTTTGCTCCTCCGGGCTCGCGCCCGGGATCGCCTCCAACTTAAATTCCTGGTAGAACCCGCTCACCGCGGCCACCTGGTTGATCAGCTTGACGGCCTGCGCCGGGCCGACTGCGGCAAAGATCAGCGGATTGGAGAACACGACCTGGAGGAGCTGGATCATCGCGTTTGCCAAAGCCATGTTGTTGATCCGGTCCTGGGAATCGCGCGTGCTCGCGAACTCCTCGTAAGCCAGCGCTGTCTTGTTGCCCTTGACGCTGGTCTTGGTGTTCGTGTTCATGTCGCCTTCCTCGTCGACCGTGAACCCGAGCTTCTCCAGAACTGCTTTGGTGTTGCCGCCGTTTGTGGTTTCCACCTGCGCGTACACTTCGTCGTCCCCGTAGGCCATGAGCGCGTCGTAGAGCTGCTTCTTCCAGGCAAGGTCCGCGTCCTCGTCGTAGGATGAGGTGAAGTTGAGGCGCTGGCTCGTCGAGCTGGCGATCACCCTGGTTTCCTCGGCGGTCTGCTCGTGCGCGGCGGCGGCTCCGATCTCCTGCGATGACATCACCAGGATCCGCTCCATCATATCTAGCATGGACCTGATTCCGGCGAGGATCTGCGTCGTGTCCAGGCGTGGGAAGTTGACCGGGAAAAACGCTTCCTTGATGTCCTTGCCGGCGAATGCGGCCATGCGCTTTGAGAACGGGATGAAGTTGACTTCCATGTACCACTTCTTCCCGAGGTTCTGAATTCGATCGGAGATCCCTTTCCCGACGGCGTCCTCGTCATAGAACACCGCTGCAAGGAGGTTTTGTTTGATGGTGAGAAGCTGCTGGGACAAGAGGTTCCCGATGTGATCCTGGAACGGGAGGCATTCGAGCATGATGGACGAGTTGAGTTCCCGCTCCTCGTGCGCGTCGTAGCCGCGGTAAACGATTGGCGAGAAAGCCAGCGGCTCGGCGTAAATCACGGTGGATTCGTTGGCGACGACGAACCGGAACCAGACCGGATACTTGTAGTCTCCCCAGCCGTACTGTTTCGGGACCAGCTTCATGAACAGCTGCGTGAACGTGATCGCCTTATCGGTTTCGTGCGCGGCGTAGTAACCGGCTGCGGCCTCACGGTCCATCGCCCCGGCGCCGGTCACTGGGGTCTGTGTGTTGCCGCTCGAAGTCGGAGTCGCTGGTCGCGTCCGATCGGTGGGGAACTTGGCGACACAGGGATAAATCGTTGAGAAGAACGTCGGGTTGCTGGTCATCCAATCGGTGCCGTAAGTCAGCTTGTCCAGGTTCCAGTAATCCGGGTTATCCTTCACGTCACCGTACCGGTTCACCTGCCAATAACCGCCGTAGGTGCAGCCGGTGTCGGTGTTGAAGGTGGACAGCCGATAGTTGAGATCCCAAAACACCCGGCTCATGTGCGGCAGGTTGTAGCGCAGTCCCTCGCGCACGATCACTTCCTTGTCGTCTTTCTGGATCTGCGTTTCCCGGTGCCACTTCTCGGCCGGGAACATGAGCGAAGTCCCATAGATGTTCTTGCTCAGGATAGCCTGGCGGGAGATTGCCGGATACCCGTACTGGCTGGTCATCTTCTGGATCCGGTCGGTGATGATGTCGCACCGGACCTTGTTCTTGGCAGTCAGGGTCGCGGGATCGAACTTGAAGAACGGATAGATGTTCCGCTGATTGAATATGACGGCCGTGCGAATGATGGTGTAAGCCTTGGCCACCGGCACGGTGACTTCGAAGAAAGCCGGGATATCGATGGTCTTGACGACATCCCCTTTCGCGTTCCGTTCCTCGCGGATGAGATGGGACAGCCCCCATTCCTGGGAAATCTTCATCACGCCTTCGGTATCCATCTTTCCGTTGAGTAGCCACTTTGTCAGCGTGGGTGAGATTGCGTAGAAGGGGGCGTCGAAGGCCTGGTCCAGCGCCCACCAGTGGCGGGATTCGCGAAGGGACTTGCGGATACCCTCGTCGATGCGGGATTGGATCAGGTTGATGCAGTCGCGGGTCTTGTCGTCCGGGTCCCTGTCCTCGGTGGCGGTTGTGAACTTCGACTTGAGCAGGTCAACGGTCAGGCCGTGTCGTTCCAAAATATTGATGTCGAAAGCCATAATCAGAGTTCGCCCAGCTTCCAGTCAGGCTTCCCCTTGAGAAGCATCTGGTAGCGCCGCCGATCGCGCTGCCGTTCCAGCTCTTTTTGGGAAACTCGTGTGTACACTTTCAAAACAATTTTGAGCTGCTTCTCCACCCCGTCGCAATCCACGACCGCCGGGATGGTTTGGTCGATATCACAGAGGCTGTACACCGATGCGCTGGCGCTGCTCTTGAGCCTCAGCCCCCTTACGCCGATCAGCATGCGATAGGTATCGCACCCTTTCCGCTTTGCCAGCTTGAAAAAAAAACTGGACCGGGAGATCGCATTTACGCGTAGGTCAGCGCCGGGGTTTTTGCCGATGATCCGGATGGAGCTGCTGGAGCTTGCGCCGCCGGGGCTTCTTCCTCATATTCGGACTCGACATTGTCCAGGCTGAACGCGGTTGAGTTCGGGGTGACGCTGGTGGCCGTGACCTCCAGGGTGTATTTGTCGCCCGGTTTACATTCGTGCCCGAGCATGCCCTTGAACGCCTGGTGCGCCTCGCCGGTCAGTTCAAATCCTCCTGCTCCGGCAGCTTGTTCGTCCAATCCTTCGCCCAGCGCGGGAGCTGCCTCTGCCGGAATCCTGAGCGCGGCGGGCGGTTTATTACCGTTTGGCATATAGCGGACATTCCGCCTACTGTCCGTCATGGTCAATAACAAGTTTTATGACCGACGCTGAAGGCAGGTGGTCGCCGGACCTGGCGCCGAAGCAGGCCGCCGTATTCAATACTTACAAGAAATACGTATTGTGCAGCGGACCAGTGCGGAGCGGAAAGACCATTGCGTGCCTTCATCGACTGCTCCGGCACGCTTGGGAAACCCCACAGGCGAGAATCACCATTTTCGCCAAGACGGTGAAATCCGCGTTCGCCGGAGGGGTATGGTCGGATCTGATTGAGATTGTTCTACCGCTTTGGCTCAAAGCCAATATGGGAATGCGGATTACCAGCGGACCACGTGTAGACGGCAGTACCCGCCTCCACCTCGTGAAAGTCAGCAACATGTACGGGGGCGAGTCGGAAATTCAGCTTCGATCGCTTGACTACGATTTCGACATAACCGCAATCATCAAGTCCGCCCGCATCTCGATGTGCTACTTTAGTGAACTCTCCAATTTTCAAAATCGAATTGTTTTCACCGATACAGCCGAGCGCCTTCGAATGCCTCATCTCCGAGAGGATCAACACATGTGGCTCGCGGACACGAATCCGGCGGATGAGGGTGAAGAACATTTTGCGTTCAAGCTGTTCTACGTCGAGCGCACAGCCGAGAACCATCCCTTCCCTGACGTCCAGGCCAAGTACGAGCTGATCGAGTTCACACTTGGAGATAATATCTGGATGTCAGACGCAGAGCGCAACGAGATCTTCGCCCGTTACGCCCACGACGCGGACAGGCGCGACCGGTACTGCTTCGGCAAATGGACCAGGAGCACGGAGGCGGGCCTCTTCAGCGAGGTCTTCCTGGCCGACACGCACGTCTTGGGAAAAGCGAACACCTACGACGAGGACGACTGGGAGATCATCCTTCCGAGCGAGGCCTGCTCGAAGATGGTGACCGGCTGGGACATTGGCACATCGAAGAACCATTCTGCGCACATCCTGGAGCGCATCGGTGGAGACGGGTTCCAGGGCAGCATCTTTCACGTCCTCGACGAGATCGTGTCAGTCGGCACCATGCTGACCGTCGAAGATTTCACGACGCTGGTGGATGAGAGGATTGAGTTTTGGACGAAATACATCCGGGATCACTGCCACATGCTGCCGGTGGAATGGCGGCACTGGTCGGACACCTCGGCATTCGACACGTTCCGGGCCTCGCTGGGATGCTTCGACCACATGATTGTCGCGGTGGCTTCCGAAGGCCGGATCATGCTGCAGGCGTGCCCGAAGGGGAAGGGATCGATCTTCAAGCGCGTGGACCTGCTCAGGAAACTCCTTTTCCAGAACCGGATCTACGTCTCGGCGCGCTGCGTCCAGACCGTGAAGATGCTGGGCTCACTGAAGAAAGGGAAGACGAAGATGGAGCCGGTGCAGAGCACCGAGATGACCCACGTATTCGACTCGCTCACCTACGCCCTGGCGCCCGAGTTGATCAACGAGCTGGCCGATTCATGGAGCCCGCACATGGGCGCGGCCGCACCGCGGATGGTGTCGGTGAAATTGTAGAATTTCCGCCGCAGTTTGATCCATTCGGACCACCGGGTTCAATGGCTTGAATTGTCCATTCGGACGCGTTCCGGACGGATAAACGTGTAACGGCGTGAAACCGTCCGGCGCACGACGACCATTGCTGATCCGGCCTGCGGCGAAATCAAATAGCTCGCTAAAGCCCTAATCCGGCCGACAGTGTACCGTGAACCTCGCCGGCTACAAGCTCAGAAGAGATGGAACGTATGCCAGGACCATCACGTACGGCTGGGGTTTGGAGCACAAAGAAACCCGCACCGAAACCGTTGTGCGCGACAAGAGCGGAAAGTGGATCCGAACTGAAAAGAAAACCCCGCCACAGCCGAAGCCGTGACGGGGTGAGCATACGAGCGCTAAGCGTTAAGGAACTTCCAATACCACGTCGTCGCCTTTACGCAAGCGGATTGATTCGACAAACATCGAGCCTTTGCCCACGAACGCGAGTGCCGAATAACTTCCCATCTGTGCGCTTCCGATCGTCGAGGTTCGCGCTTGCACGCTGACTGTGTGAACGCCCTGGCCGATGTCCACGCCGATGAAGCTGAAACTCGTCGCCTGAAGGGAGTCCAGAATCAGCGAGATGTTCTCGGGGGTGACGCAAGCCAGATTCACCGTGGTTGAGAATGTCCCGTCGAGGTTTGTGGTCGTGACCAAGCACGATCCGATCGCGCCCTCAAGAGTTGCCGTGAGCGTCTGCGTTCGCCGTCCAAACACCACCACGGCTGG